AGACACAACTGTGCCAACCCGGGACCAAAGACCAAGGCCAGATACTGGTCATGCAGGGCATGGTAACATGCAGATACGTGAAGTCATAGGAATCACGGAGGCCGAATTTGAAAAATTGGCAGAGAAGAAGGACGCCTGTTATCACAAAGTAAAATCAAGATACAAAGTATGGCCCAGTGCCTATGCCAGTGGTGCACTAGTGCAGTGTCGTAAAAAGGGTGCGGCCAACTGGGGCAACAGCAAGAAGAAATAATGAGCAGTTGTTGTACACGAGAACGTAAGAAGAAAGATTACCTTTATATGCCAATGGCAGTTGGAATCGCCTTTGTCGGCCTAGGTGTACTATTAACAATCGAAATCAGCATAGCCAACGCACTGGGACTAATTTAATGAGAGCCAGTGAGATAATCACAGAGAAGTGTTGGAAAGGCTACACCAAGAAGGGCATGAAGACCATGTTCGGCAAACGTGTGCCCAACTGCGTCAAGAAGGAAGATGTAGACTTCTGTGTGAACTGTGGTGAATTAGTGTTCTCAGAAACACTCAACGAGGACCTCAAGAAATGGTTCAAGGACAAATGGGTGCGTTTCGGTCCTGATGGCAAGATCAGGGGTGACTGTGCGAGGGGTTCCAGCAAGGAAGGAAAACCTAAATGCTTACCAAGATCGAAAGCACACGCACTGGGCAAGAAAGGCAGGAAGTCTGCGGCCGCAAGGAAACGTAGGCAGGATCCCAATAAGAACAGACGTGGTAAAGCCAAGAACGTGGCCACCAAGAAAAAATAATTTGCATTCATCGTAAATCTGTTATATACTTGTTGGATAACAACAGGAGAAACAAATGGCAGTAAGAAACTTCAATGACGCTGAAAAGCAGAAATTGATCCAGATCATTTCCCAGGGCTCACAGGTACTAGGTGAAGTTGAGGACTTAAAGGGTGGATTGAAAGACACAGTAAAAGCAATATCAGAAGAACTAGAATTGAAACCAGCACTGATCAACAAAGCGATATCAGTTGCACACAAAGGCAACTACCAAAACATCGCAGACGAGATGGACACACTGGAGAGCATACTTAACACGGCCGGCAAACTTTAATGTTGGACAAAGTCAGATCATTCTGGCTTCGTAGTTTTGAGAGTGACCGGACAGCGTTCTATTTTGAACTGGTCAGTTTCATTTTCACAGTTGGAGCCAGCCTAACACTTGCAATCACAGCCTCAGATCCGGACATGACTATAGTGTATCCGGGATTCTTGGTAGGAGCACTCACACAATGTTACGCTTCATACAGGAGAGAAGCGGCATTCGTAATGATGATCACTGGCTACTTCGCAATCATAAATGTCTACGGTTACGGCGTAGCAAGTTATTGGTGGTAGGATGAGTTACATAGATGCACTTTACAAAAAAGACGAGGACAAGATATACGTCGTAGAACGTGATCCCAAGAAGGGCAGGATATTCACGGAGTATGATGCCAGGTACGTGTTCTACTACGAGGACGCAAGGGGCAAACACAGGTCAATGACTGGTGCACCATTACAGCGGGTGCAGTGTGCCACACACAAAGAATTCATAAAGGAACAGAGAATAAGATCCAACAAGCAACTGTACGAGAATGACATCAATCCCGTGTTCAGGTGTTTGGAAGAAAATTACTTGGGCAAGGAGACGCCCAAACTGAACGTGATGTTTTTCGATATTGAAGTTGACTTCGATCCAGATCGGGGTTACTCAACAACAGATGATCCGTTCATGCCCATAACTGCCATAAGTTGTTACATGAGCTGGACGGACCAACTGGTCACATTCGCGGTGCCGCCAAAGACGATCAGCATTGACGATGCCAAAGAGCTCACAAAAAGATTTGACAACACAATGCTTTTCGAGAAAGAGAAAGACATGTTAGATGCGTTCCTAGAACTAGTGCAGGACGCAGACATACTGTCGGGTTGGAACAGTGAGGGATATGACATTCCATACACCGTGGGTAGAATACAGAAAGTGTTGAGTTCAGACGACACAAGACGTCTTTGTTTTTGGGGTGAAAAACCTAGAAAAAGAGTGTTCGAGAAGTATGGCAGAGAGCAGTTGAGTTTTGATCTCGTTGGCCGTGTCCACTTGGACCTGTTAGAACTATACAGGAAATACACATATGAGGAAAGACACAGTTTCAGACTAGACGCCATAGGTGAACATGAGTTGGATGAGAGGAAAACGGTTTACGAAGGATCGCTCGACAACCTGTACAAGAACGACTTTGGCTTGTTCATAGAATACAACAGGCAGGATACTGCATTGTTAGCCAAACTGGAGAAGAAATTGAAGTTCATAGAACTGGCCAATGAGATAGCACACCAAAACACTGTACTACTACAAACAACAATGGGTGCAGTTGCGGTCACAGAACAAGCGATCGTGAACGAGACGCACAGACGTGGAATGCAGGTGCCGGCTAGGAAGTACAAGAAAGACGGTGAAGAGAATCAACCGGCGGCAGGAGCCCACGTGGCAACCCCACAAAAAGGAATACACGACTGGATAGGGTCTGTTGACATAAACTCACTGTATCCAAGTGTGATCAGGGCACTGAACATGGGTCCTGAAACCATAGTAGGTCAGATAAGACCCGTGATAACATCAGCAGAGATCAACAGGGCCAAACACGCCAAGAAATCATTTGCGGCGGCATGGGACAGCCAGTTTGGTAGTTGGGAGTACCAGGCAGTGATGAATCAAGAGAAGGGCACGGAGATAATCGTGGACTGGGAGGACAAGACCAGTGTGCGTATGAGTGCGGCACAACTGTATGAAATCATATTCGACGGCAATAACAAATGGATGTTGAGTGCGAACGGAACTATATTCACATACGAGTACGAAGCAATCATTCCAGGTCTGTTAAAACGTTGGTATGAGGAGAGACAGGAAATGCAAAGGAAGATGCGTGACTGTGGAGACAACGAAATTGAAAGAGAATATTGGGACAAGAGGCAACTTGTAAAGAAAATTAATCTTAACAGTCTGTATGGTGCAATATTGAATCCAGGCTGTAGATTCTTTGACATAAGGATTGGACAGAGTGTGACACTCACAGGCAGATGTATCACTAAACACATGGCCAGCAAGGTCAATGAGATCGTGGCGGGCAAGTACGATCACAAAGGCGAGAGCGTGGTGTATGGAGACACAGATTCCGTTTACTTCTCGGCATACAAGACACTACAGAAAGAGATCAACGAGGGTGTTATACCATGGACTAAAGACTCAGTCGTGGCACTGTATGATAGGATAGCGGATGAGGTCAACGGATCATTCAAGTCATTCATGACCAAAGCATTCCACACACCAAGCACACGTGGAGAAGTCATAGCGGCGGGTAGAGAACTTGTGGCATCAAAAGGGTTGTTCATCACAAAAAAAAGATATGCTGTACTGTACTACGACAAAGAAGGTAAACGTGCAGATGTTGACGGCAAGGATGGCAAGATGAAGGCCATGGGACTAGATCTCAAACGTTCAGACACACCTGTTTTCGTACAGGACTTCCTGAGTGATCTTCTATACATGGTCCTACAGGGCAAAGACGAGAAAGAGGTACTAGAAAAAATCAGTGAATTCAGGTCGGAGTTCAAGTCCAGACCAGGTTGGGAGAAGGGATCACCCAAGAGGGCAAACAACATGACCAAGTACACTGCGGCAGAGGAGAAGGCCGGGAGAGCAAACATGCCGGGACACGTGAGGGCCAGCATGAACTGGAACAGGTGCAGGGAGATGTACGGCGACAAATACAGTATGCCAATCACGGATGGTGCGAAGGTCATCGTGTGTAAACTAAAACAGAATCCATTAGGCTACACAAGTATCGCATATCCCGTGGATGAGATGCGTATACCTGAATGGTTCAAGGAACTGCCATTTGACGGTGATGCCATGGAGGCCACGATACTTGACCAGAAGATCGACAACCTCATAGGAGTATTGGATTGGGACGTGCAGTCAACGGAGACCACGAACACATTCAACAAACTGTTTGAATTCTAAATATCATTATGTTAAGCATAGAAGAGATAAAATTACTGATAGAAAAACTAGAAAAAGTTAAAAAAGAGGATCTGCAGGAGTTGATAGATTCAAATCTAAAAATTTTAAAAGATATTGCATTGGCCGTCGACGCCAACAACAACGAAGTGATCGATAGGATGGACAAGACACCCGAATGGTTCCTCGAGGATCTAAAGCAGAAAACGAGAAACCCCGTAGTAGATAATTGGTTGTACAGTGTGGTGCAAGCCAAGATATTCCAGTTAGGCAAAACCAACCTCTATAACAGTCTAGAGATAGGGCCTGGATCGGGAATGTTCTCCAAAGACTTTAGGGCATGGAGATTAAACTACTTTATAGATATCACGTGGAGCATCGAAAAGAACATTAGAGACAAATTTCCCATGGCTCACCAGAAGTACCTCAGATTCCACAAGACCGACAGGACACAGTGTGACCCCATACCCACTGCATCGTGCAACCTGGTGTTCAGTTGGGACACCTTTGTGTTCTTCACACCGGAACACATAAAGCGGTATCTGGCAGACATCAAGCGGGTGTTGATAGATGGGGGTTATTGTTTTATCCAGTACGCCGACTGCCACTATGACGAGGACCTCACACAAGCAAAGGCAGGTTACTGGAACTACAACACCAAGACCGTCATGACCAAGATCATCGAGGACGAGGGATATGAAATCGTGGAAATGAAACAGTTCCGACCCGGCGCAAACTACGCCATCTTCAAGAAGCCTGGTAAACAAAATCCTGTTGTGTACAAAGTTTCCGAAATAACACTAGACTAAGACCTAAATATCATATACAATAAGAACATTATGATAGACATCTTAAAAGACATCGTTAAACATACGCATGGACTGGGATTCTTGGATCTTGTTAAAATCACTGGAGACGATAAGGAAAC